TCCGCTATGTCCTTGACGTCATAGCCGACTGGCCGATAAACCGGGTCGGCGAACTGCTCCCCTGGCGCGTAGCACTGCCGACTGAATAACACATCCCCGTCAATACGGTTCTTGCTGCACGCTTACTAAAGATCTGAACTCACATCTTAAGGTTGGACCAAAACACGCTATCGAAAATGCGAAGTCAACAAGGTCGCAGCGGGAAGAAATAGAAAAATTACTGGATAAGCTGGATCCTACATCAAAGGCGTTTGATGAGCTGGATAAAGCAATGGAGCGGCTGAAAAAGGCAAATCTATCTGGTGTGCTGGGGGCTGAGGAATTCAGCCACTACAGTTCCATCATTGATCAAACCCGCAATCGTCTTCAGTCTGCTCAGGATGAATTGACTGGGTATACGCAGGCCCAGAGAGAAGCTGCGAAAGCTGCTCAGGATTCAGCAGCGCAACAGGCGCAGCAAGAGCGAATTCTCACGCAATTACAGGCTCGCCTTGATCCCGTAACCCACGCATTACAGGCTCTTGACGAGCAGCAGCGGCAAATTTTCGAATATACGTATAGTGGTGCGCTTAGTATCCAGCAGTATGATGCCTACAGTGCCAAAATTGCCGAAGCCCGCCGTGAGTTGAACGGAGAAGCGCAGGCAGAACGTGAGGCAGTAAAGGCTCAGGAAGAGCAGCGTGCTTCGTTGCAGCGGTTAGTTGGCCAACTTGACCCTTTCTCAGCTGCGTTAGATAAAATCAAGAAACAGCGAGCTGAACTGTCGGCAGCCAAAGATGCCGGGCTGCTTACGCCTGAATACCACGCAGAGCTTTCAAATAAGCTGGATTTGACGGAGAAAGGGCTCAATCAGGTCAGCAATGAAATGCGGTATGGGGCCATCTCGGCAGGGCAGTATAAAAATGCCATGCGGTTACTCCCCGCGCAGTTGAATGATATTGCTGTTGGCCTGGCTGGTGGTATGCCTTTGTTCACTATCTTCATGCAACAGGGTTCGCAGATCGCTGATTCGTTTGGCGGCTGGGGTAATCTGTTCGAGATCATAAAACAGCAGTTGCTGGGGGCCGGAGATGCCGCCGATGAATCAAGCGATTCCCTGTCAGCTAACGCTAACTCATTGTCTGAAAATGCAGAGAATGCCAAAAAACTGACTGGATTTCTGAATCCCATGACTATCGGGATCGGCGCTCTTGTCGCAGTTGTGGGTACTCTCACATATGCCTGGTACAAAGGCAGCCAGGAGCAACAGGAGTTCAATAAGTCCCTTGTTCTGACCGGGAATATTGCCGGGGTAACCACCGGGCAATTGGCAGACATGGCGAGATCGGTCGCAGATAATACAGGGAATACCACAGCCGCCGCCGCTCAGGCACTAAACCGTGTTGTCTCTGGTGGTAAAATCGCTACAGGTTCAATGCAGACTGTCACAGAGGCCGTTGTCGCAATGAACGATGCGACCGATGAATCTATCGATAGCATGGTGGCAGACTTCGAGAAAATGGCACAAGACCCGGTAGCCGCTATCGGAGAACTGAACGACAAATATCACTTCCTGACTCTGGCAACTTACAACCAGATTAAGGCGTTGCAGGACGAGGGTAATCAGCAAGAGGCTGCGAGACTGGCAACAGAGACGTATGCTGCGACTATGAAGCAGCGTGCTGACCAGATTCAGGGTAACCTCGGATCACTGGAGCAGGCATGGAAATGGTTGGGTGATGCCGCGAAAGGTGCCTGGGATGCCATGCTTGATATAGGTCGTGAAAAATCTATAGAGCAAAAAATAGCAGAAGCTCAGGACGAACTGGGTAGGGCGCAAAAGTCACTTTCTGATTTAAGTGCCGGACAATCAAAATATGCTGGGCCATATGGAGCATGGAAGTCTAGCGACCTTTCCATGCTTCAAAAGGGGGTCGATGCTGCTAAAGCGCGACTAGCTTCATTGCAGTCCGAGAAAATGGCTCAGGACGCCATTAATGAATCCTATGACCCATACCTTAAAAAACAGCAGGAAGGGATAAAACTACAGCAGAAGGCTGATGCCTTTTCTCAGAAATATCAGACACGGCAGCAGCAACGTGCTAAAGAGTTGGCTGAGCTATCCAAGTATCGCGGGAAATATACTCAAGAAGAATATGACAGAATATATTCTGAAATAAATGACCGCTACAAAGACCCGAAATCACCCAAGACGCCAAAGGGTAAAGCATATACCGAGGACGCGGCAACCCGGCTGCTTGATCAAATAAACCAGCAGACAGCTGCCATGCAGTACCAACTGGATGCCAGCGATAAGCTAAGTAGCGCAACCCAGGCGCGGGTTAAGTTCGAACAGCAGATCGCTGAGCTTAAGTCTAAAACGCAGCTAACCGCCGACCAGAAGTCGATTCTTTCCCGTTCAGATGAAATCCTCCAAGCGTATAAGCAGCAGGAGGCACTGCAAAACTCCGTAAAAACCCTGGATGATTACCGGAAAATGCAGGAACAGGTAAAGACGAAGGATGAGCGGACCAACGATCTGCTTAAAACCCGTCTTGAACTGCTGGAGAAAGCCAAAGCAACCGGGCAACTAAAACCCGGTGAATATGAAAAAACACGGGCAGATATTTATCAAAACACCGATATGCAACTGCCCGCGACGGTTCGTAATGTTGTAGGAAACCTGACACCCACAGGAGGGCGACTCTCTGGAACTTTTGAGGGGATGCAGGGGCAAATCAACGAATATGACCAGGCTCAGCAAGAGCTCCAGCGCTGGCTGGCAGCTCAGGAGGAAGCTTATGCGAAGGCCGGTGAAATAACTGCCGAGGGTGAGGCCAGAATGACCTCTATTCGTCAACGTGCGGCGGATGCAAATCAGGTCATAGAGGCTCAGAAAAACACCATCATATCTGCGGCCACGCAGTCCTTGTTTGACAGTACCGCCGACATCATGCGAACGGGGTTTGGTGAGCAATCGGCAATCTACAAGGTCGCTTTTGCTGCGAGCAAGGCATTCGCTATCGCGGACTCGATGGTGAAAATCCAGCAGGCTATAGCAAGCGGTGCAGTAAGCGCGCCTTATCCGGCCAACATCATCGCTATGGCCTCAATCGCTGCGCAGACCGCCAGTATCGTCTCAAATATTCAGGCTGTTTCAGGCGTTGGCTTCGCCTCCGGCGGTTACACCGGCCCCGGTGGTAAGTATCAGCCAGCGGGTATTGTTCACAAAGGAGAGTACGTCTTCGACCAGGCATCAACGAACCGGATCGGCGTGTCTCAGCTTGAGGCACTTCGAAATGGCCAACCGCTTGATGCAACTCTGGGGCGTACAGGATTTGGTACTGGTGTTCAGAACGTTAACAGCGATAACAGCAGCAAGACCACCATCCATGCTCCAATTGAGCAACATTTCCATACGCCGCCCGGTGTGACACCTGATCAGATGGCTCTCTCCATGGCTCAAACGCAGAAGCGGGCGACAACGGAAGCCCTTGATCAGGTTGCTGCGCAAGTGTTGAGAGGAGATGGGAAAGTTGGTAAGGCAATGCGCAGTAAATATCCAGGCAGAGGGTTAGAGTGATGACTGATATCTACTACCCGCATGACAGTCTTCCAATGCCATTACAGGAAGGATACGGATTCCAGCCTGTAAGCCCGTTAAAACGAACCCAGTTAATCACCGGCCGCGCGCGGCAAAGGCGAGCTTATACGTCCACGCCGACGCAGGCCAGCATCACCTGGTTTATGGAAACCGATGCGCAGGGACTGGCGTTTGAGTCCTGGTTCCGTGATGCGTTATCTGACGGGGCTGCATGGTTCATGATGAAGCTGCAGACGCCGGCAGGCATTAAGTTTTACAAATGCCGCTTCACAGATATTTATCAGGGACCGGTGCTGGTGGCCCCGATTTACTGGAAGTACACGGCGACGCTTGAATTATGGGAACGCCCCCTTGCTCCTGCCCCATGGGGTAATTACCCGGAATGGATCGTCGGCAGCTCACTGCTGGATATTGCGCTGAATAAGGAGTGGCCGAAGCATGACGCAGATTAAACGCCTCTACGCCAGCAGCGGGCCGGAGGTGATCATTGAGACGCTGCAGATCACCATTGGTTCTGACGTCCATTATCTGTGCCAGGGTTACGAGAACATCACGGCAACGACGGAGAACGGCGATACCGTAACGTTTACCGCCTGTGCAATAGACATTGCGCTGCCGGCGCGCAATGCGGACGGTACGCAAGATTTGAAATTTGCCCTGTGCAATATCGATGGTGTTGTGTCCACGGCGATCCGCAATGCGCTGGCTAACCGTCTGTCTGCATCGCTGACGTACCGGCGTTATATCTCCACGGATTTAGCGGCCCCTGCGGAAGTGCCTTATACGCTGAAAATCAAGTCTGGTTACTGGACGGCGACAGAGGCGCAGATTACCGCGGGTTATATGAATATCCTCGATACCGCCTGGCCGCGATACCGCTACACGCTCCCTGTATTCCCCGGACTGCGTTATATCAGCTAAGGGATCCCAATGTTTAACCCTGATAAATACCGTTCAGTCACCTGGCTGAAGGGCGGGCGCGTATATCCGCAGCTCGACTGTTTCGGCATTGTAAATGAGATACGTCGCGACCTGGGGCTACCTGAATGGCCGGATTTTGCAGGTGTGACCAAAGACGGCGGGGGCCTCGACCGGGAAGCGCGCCGGATGATGCTTACCCTTGAGCGCTGCGAACCCTGCGAAGGGGCCGGGGTGGCCTGTTATTCCGGATCAACCGTCACCCATGTGGGGATCGTAGTCAGTATCGATGGTCTGTTGCATGTGGCGGAATGCAACCCGGGTACGAACGTCACCTTTCTGCCGTTGCCGCGGTTTAAGCGCCGATTTGTCAAAGTGGAGTTCTGGCAATGACCATTCGTTTTTACCCGTCCCGGCTTCCCGGTGAACCACTCGAAACGCATGAGCATGGTGTAACCAGTATTCGCAGCTGGCTGGTGGCAAATGTTGAAGGCTACGAGGATCGGGATGTCCCACCGCTGACCGTTGAGGTTGAGGGGCTGTTAATTCCGCCGGGCGAGTGGGCTAAGTGTGTGATTCGCCCTGATAGTGATGTCAGGCTTTATCCGGTTCCCTTCGGGCTGGAGGCCGCCACAATCGCGTGGATCGGCGTCGGTATCTCCGTTGCCGCTGCAGCCTATTCGCTGTTTATGATGAGCAACATCGATACGGGCGGCTATACCTCATCCACAGGGCGGAGTCTCGACCTGAACCCGGCAAAGGCAAATACGGCAAAACTCGGTGATGCCATTCGTGAGGTGTTTGGCCGGGTGCGTATCTACCCTGATTATGTGGTCCAGCCTGTGACCCGGTTTGATGCCGCCGATCCTACGAAAATGCGCGTCCAGATGCTGCTGTGTCTCGGTGTCGGTGATCTGATTTATACCAATGGCGATATCAGGGTTGGCAGTACGCCAGCTTCAACGCTACCGGGATTCAGCAGCACCCATTACCCGCCAGGCGCGGACGTTTCCGGTGATGAGCGCAGCGAAAACTGGGTCAACTCCACCGAAGTGGGCGGGACGTCATCCGGCACCGGGCTGGATATGGCCCAGACGTCGCCGGACGCAGACGACATTATCGCAGACAGCATGACCGTCTCCGGATCGAGCGTGACGTTTACGGGGCTGGATACGGATGATGATGACGATAATGACGAGAACGATAACGCACTGCCGCCCAGCTGGGTCGCTGGCGCCGTGGTCGAACTTAAAGCCCCGGCGAACTACCAGATCACCACGGCGGCTGGATACAGCGTTATCGCAAGCCCGCTGCTGACGGAGATCGCGCCGGTGGTTGGAATGCCGGTGACGCTGGGGTTTAACTCTGTCGATTACGATCTGTTTATCGCGTCATATACCCCCGGTCAGGCTGCAGTACCCGGCACCGGGGGGAGTGCGGCAAAAGTCCAGACCAGTGCGGCCCCGACCACCTACGATTTTTCGACCAGCTCCAGCACGTTCACGATCACCTGGCAGGGGGTTACCTACCCGGTGTCGCTGGTGGCTAACTATGTCTCGATGTCGGGACTGCTGGCGGCCATCACCGAGGGACTCACCGGATCCGGCCTGGTTGCACAGGACAACGGCGGCACCGTACTGATAACCGAGTCGGCCAGTCCGTTCGCGGGTGGGGCGATCACGTCCTCTTCACTGCCTGCAGCTGTTTTCGGTGATGCCCCGGTTTACACCTCCGGCACGGCATCAACCGGCGGCAGCCCGGCGGTAACGGCGAATGTGACACTCGCCTATAACTCTGCCACGGGCACCGCATTCTCCGGCATGCCGGAGGGGGTGCAACGGCTTTCACTTGCTCACCGCGGGAATGAGTACCGGATTGTGTCAGCTGACGGCACGACGGCGACGGTGGCGCGCCTGGTTAATGGTGCAGTTGATGAGTCATGGCCGGGATTCACCGCCCGGACGATGATCGACTATGAGGCTTCTGGCCTTAACGACACGCTGAGCTGGCTGGGGCCGTTCCTGGTTTGCCCTGAAAATGAGACCGTGGATATGTTCGAGGTGAATTTCTCTTTCCCGAACGGTATTTGCGGCTTTGACAGTAAGGGCAAAAAACGGATTCGCCACGTTGAGTGGGAGATTCAGTATCGCGTCTACGGTTCCGGTTCGGGGTGGGTGAGTCACCAGGGCGAGTATGCGCTGAAAAACGTCAACGGGTTAGGTTTCACTGAGCGGATCACCCTCAGCTCACCAGGGCTGGTAGAGGTTCGCTGCCGTCGGCGCAATGAGCAGGGCTCAAACAACGCGCGAGACAGTATGTACTGGCAGGCGCTGCGCGGGCGACTCCTGACGCGCCCTTCATCCTATCCCGGCGTGTCGCTGATGGCGGTGACCGTTGAGACGGGCGGGAAGCTGGCGGCGCAGTCAGACCGTCGCGTAAACGTTGTAGCCACGCGGGCCTACGACTCAGGAACGGCCAGAACCATTTCGGGAGCGCTGCTGCATGTAGGGAACTCACTGGGCCTGGAGATGGATGCCGACACCATCAACGCGCTGGAGTACGCGTACTGGACGCCACGGGGCGAAAATTTCGATTTCGCCACGGGCGACAGTATCTCAGCGCTGGAAATGCTGCAGAAGATAGCCAATGCCGGGAAGTCCCGCTTCCTGTTGAGCGATGGCCTGGCGACGGTAAACAGGGAAGGGATTAAGCCCTGGACTGGCGTGATCACTCCGCATGAGATGGTGGAGGAGCTGCAGAGCGGATTTACCGTACCGTCCGACGATGATTTTGATGGCGTCGACGTGACGTACATCAACGGCGTCACCTGGGCAGAGGAGACCGTTAAATGCCGGACGTCGGACAATCCAACGCCAGTGAAAATCGAAAACTACAAACTCGATGGGGTACTGAATCAGGATCACGCCTACCAGATCGGCATGCGTCGCCTGATGAAATACCTGCAGCAGCGGGTGACGTTCCAGACCACTACCGAGCTGGACGCGCTGTGCTACAACCTGGGCGATCGCATTGTGCTCACGGATGATATTCCGGGTAACAACACGATTTCCTGTCTGGTGGAGGCGATGACAACGGCTGGTGGCGTGACAACGTTCACCGTTACGGAGCCGCTGGACTGGTCTTTCGAAAATCCCCGCGCGCTGATCCGCTATCAGGATGGTTCTGCATCCGGGCTGATGGTGGCGAGCAGGGTAGGCGATTTTCAGCTGTCAGTCCCGCACCTGAGCGAGTTTGATGACCCGATGAAGGTTGACCTGTCGTCGGCAACCATCGAGCCGATCCGCCTGGTGTTCTGCGGCTCAACGCGCCACGTCTACGACGCCATTGTAGAGGAGATCGCTCCGCAGTCAGACGGAACCTGTCAGGTCACCGCTAAAGAATACCTCGAATCGTTCTACCAGTACGACGACGCCACATACCCCGGCGACGTCGCGTAATACCCCATAACAACCCCTAATTAACTCTTTTCGCTCAAACCCTCGTTTGGGCGAAGTGCCTTTTTGGAGCAAATAAACATGGCCGAACTTAACCCGCCGCTGGGCACGACGACGCCTGAAATTTTCCTGGAAAACGTTAAGCGCGTAGAACGATTAGTGAACGGCCCGGCGGCCACGGTCCCCGATCGCGGCGGCGACCCGCTGGACTCCTGGCGCCTGATTATGGCAAAGGTCGCGGATGTCCTGGCCGCGTATCAGGAAAATGGCGGTGTGCTGGCGTTCGCTGATGAACAGACGCTGCTGGCCTATACGCCGGATAAACCGAACGTGCTGGCTCTGGATAGCGCGACTGGCGCTTACTGGTTCTGGGACGGGACGGCATGGACGAGAAACAGATACCAGTTCGGTGATATTGCGGAGGGTATTCAGCGGCTACTCCTCGCGAGCCATACACTCACGGTTGCCATGAATGAAATGGATAATGGAAATGTTATCCTGCGTGAAATTATTCAACAGCAACATGTTTCGCAGCAGTTACTTTCGTGCGCAGTGAATGAGGTGAGCGGCCTGCCTGACACCGTACCGGTCATGCAACTGGATGCGCTGATGACAATCTCCACCCTGGGGGGCGCTCTTGCGGCACTTGATGGGTTTGATCCCGGGGAAGGAGACGGGACCGGAGACCAGCAACGTCTTCTCAACAATCTTTATAGCCTGTCCATGCTGGGCGGGGCACTGGTACCGCTGGATGGTTTCGATCCTGATGCGATTTCTGTTGAGGCCCGCGAAACGTACAGCGAGCAGTACACGTTCCCGAAGCCGGGCAATATTATTAAACTATTTGTCACGTCGCCATCCGGTATTCCGG